ATATCAGCAGTAGTAAAAAATTCAAATGGCACAGAAAAACTTGTCTGTCCACTTGTTGCTGTATATTGAACTCGAGGTTCTGTATCAGATATAGTAATAGCCATTATTTAAATCTTAATCCTTTTTGTATGTCGTCAAACAACCAATCGAGATACCATACATTCTGAAAAGGAATTAACCTACGCACATTTTTGGCTGTGTGGTGATTATATTTATTGCCTCCAACATCAAACATGATGTCAAAGATGTTGTAAATTTGACCTCCAGTTGGGCCAAATAATGTTCCTGCTTTCCATCTACCAGATGATCCGTATGGTTTTTTTTCACCTAACATTGGAGAAATACCAAATCTATTATCAGTTAAAGTTTCTATTGCTTTATTAACATCAGTATAAATTCCTGCTAATCCTGATCTGTCAAAAGCATTTAAAAGTTTTTGTGTTAATGATAATTTATCATAATCTCTATTAAATCTAACTTTATGATAAACACTATCAATTAACATACCAGAACCCATAAGCATCATTGCACCAAATAAAAAATCTAAATCACGTTCTTGCATTCCTCTCATTAACATTCTTTGAGTTGAAGACATTGCAAATTTTTTAAATTGAGCAAATGTAGAACCTAGTTCTGTACTCATCCATTTAGGTGTATCTCCTAAACCTGGAGTAACAATTGTAATGTTAATATCTTTATTAAGAGCTGCACCAAAAGCATCTCTTGCAGCATCATCTTGCCATTTAATTGTATTAGCCATGTAATTATGTTTAGTTTTAGTTCCATGTTTTTCAAATTGAACAGCTATTCTTCTAGCCATCTCTTTATCAATTCCTGAAGATGATAATGCTGTTTTCCATTTATCACCTAAAGTACCTTTACCCCATTTAATAGAATCTTCTAAAATTCTAGAACCAATAGTAACTGAAGCCATAGATTTTGCCATTTCAGTCCATCTTGACATAAGGTTTACATACATAAAATTCATTGCAGATACTTTACCCATTGCACCTTCAAACTTATTTGCTAAACCAAACATATCTCCTACATCAGCAAATAGCATAGCTCTTTGACCTGTAATCATATCTACTGCTTCACCAAAAGATTGAGCTTCTTTTTTTCCTGTTTTAAATAAAGTTGCTCCATCTAAAAAATCTGAGAACATTTCAAATTGAGTTTTAAAACCTCTTTTAATTCCAGAAGTCATAGTAATACGAGCTATATCAGGTACAGCTGCAAAAAATCCTGTTAGCATTGTTAATGCGTTGTAATGTTTTGCTGTTCTCATAGCTACCGAAGTCCATGCATGAGGATTAGCAGGTAAACCATATGTTCCTTTAATTAATTCTATAGCTGCTTCTAAATCTCCTAAAGTTTGATCTCTTTCTTTAAGAAGTTTAGCTCTATTTCCTTTATTACCCATAGCCATTTTAAGATTAAAATCATTAGATACTGACATAAGGCCTGGTGCAAATCCTGACATTTCACCATCTTCAATAAATCTAAACCCTAATCCATTAGGATCACCATATTTTTTTGTAAGTAAAATATCTGGTATTACTTGTCTTGCATAAATTTTTTGTAAAGCAAAAATATCTGAAACAATCATATTAGCTTTAATTAATTCTTTTTGAGCTATTTCATCTAAATTTAATTCTCTAGATCTAATAGCTCTTGCGTATCTTGGATCTTTAAATACATATCTTTGATTTAAATCATAATCACCTTTTCTTGGAGGAGTAAATGGAAAATGATTTGATAAGTCGTGTACTAATTCATTAAGTTTAGCTTCGTTAATTATTTTGCCTTTTCTAGTTAAATCATCTCTAATTATTTTTTTAAATAATTCTTTATTTTTATCTATGGCATTTTTAACATAAACTAAGTTAATATAGTTTTTAACACCACTACCTGATTGAATAGCTTTTAATCTATCAGTTAATTCTTCTATTGTTTTTTCTATTCTAGAAATATTATAAGTTGTAGTAGTTCCATCTATTTTAGATTTATAAGTTTTAGAACCTAAACCTTTTTCTCTCATTTGTTTAAGTTGAGCTTCCCAAAATCTAAGCTCAGATATAATAGGTAATTCTCTAATTTTAAGATCTTTAATTTGCTGAAATAATGGTTTGTAAACAAACTCATCTGTATTTCTTGCAGCAGCTGCTATTTCAGGAACATCGTGTGTCATTCCATTAAGTCTTGCTATAGTTACTTCTTTGGCAAATTGATCTAAAGAATAATAACCATCAGTTAATTTATTTTTAATTGCTAAACCAATATTAGTTTTTGGAACAGAAGAACCTGTTTCTGCTTGTTGTCTTTTAACATAATTTAAGAATTGATCTTTAACCATTTTATGGGATTCAATTTCTCCTACTCTCATCATACGCATATCTGTTTCAATTGATTTGCCAGTTGCGTCAAAACCCCATGCTTTAGTATTTTTAAGTTTTAACAATGGTGTATCTAAAAGAGCTGCCATCATTGTTCTAGCTGTACTTGATACTTTTTGATTAATAACTCTAAATACAGGAGTCCATGGGCCATCTTCTCCAAATATTTTTAAATTACTTTCTACAAATTTTTCACCATCCATTCTTTTTTTAGGTGTTGATAATTTTGTACCTGTAATACCTTCAGCTCCTACACTGCTTGGAGCAGCATCTAGTTTATTAGGAGGAACAGGATTACCATCTTCCATAATATCGTTTTGATTTTTAGTTTTTTGTATTTCTAATTTAGGATTTTTTGAAGATCTTTTAGCTCCTTCTATCCAATAATCATCTGCTTCATCTATATTTTTTTTAATAGATAAAGGTACTTTAACTTGAGTTAATTTATTAATTACAGCTGGTATAGAATATCCACCTGCTGCTACCCAAGGCACATAACTATCATCTCTAATGGGATCCATATTTTGTTTTAATAGTTCTTCTCCTAACATGGCACTACCGAATACTTTTGCTGCTTGTCCTACTTTAGTAAAAAGCAATAATGTAGAAGGATCTGTAAAAGCACCTGTTACTCTACCTAAATGATACCAAGGAGATGCATAATTTATTTCTTGATGTTTTTTTAATTTTTCCATTATTGAAGTTGTTTCATAAGCACTTTTGCTAAACATAAATAAATGAGAAAAATCTTCGTATCCTTGCAATTGTGGATCTGTCGAAGGATTATATGTTTCATCAGGTGGAAAATCTTGATTATCAAATAACCATTTAGCACCAATAACAGTTAAATTTTCTTCTCCAAATCCTGTAAAAAAATCAGATCCTTTAAAATTAACAGGTTGTTTATTTAACTCTGCTTGTTGCTTAGACCATTCTTCTGTAATAGGAGTTGGTAAATATTCCATTATTTTTCAACACTTTTAAGCTTCATGTCTTCAACAGCTTTTTTACCTCTTGTAGTAAATTTCTTTTGAATCCACTTATATAAACCATTTTGACTTAAACCATATTCAGTCATATCAAGTTGTTCGGTTCTTAATTTAGTTTTTGTTGGCTCATAATCTCTTGCATAGTTTTTATGCCAATTAACAAATTTTCTTAATTTGTCAGATCTTTTAGTTGCCCATCCTGTATGTGATCCTTGTAATTTAGCAGAAGGTTCTATTGTTGTATAATCTTTAGTTTCAGATAATTCTGGATATGCCATTCTAGCTATTTTATTAATACCCATTCCTATTCCAAAACCTAATATTGCTGGTGGCCAAAGACTCATTTTATTACTCCCATGTTTTACCTAACTTTCCATTGTATGAATTAATTGCACTTTCATATCCTTTAAATATTACAGCATCTAACATTGCATGATTGTTAGGTGGATAATATTTATCAAATGCTTTTTTACCCACTTCTATTCTCATCATAAATTTTAGAAGTCTATGTACCTCATTAGCATTAAGTAAATTAATTCTGTCTGATTTATCATAACCATATTCAGCCATAGTTTCAAAATACGGAGAAGGATCTTCAGAGTACATATTAAATATATCTTTTAATGATGGAGTAACTCCATATTTAGTTTTAATACCATTTTCTATTAAAGAAGATTTATTAATTAAAATTTTAACAGCTGCTCTTGCACTATGTTCAGGTGTAGAAAATACTGCCATGTTATTTCCATCAACTTTATAATCTAGTTGACCTTCCCATTTTTCTTTACCTGGACTATGTACTCCAAAATAGTTGTTAGTTCTTATTCCTAGATTCATTGATTTATCGTTATAATTTTCTTTAGCAAAAGTATTATAAGTTAAATCCATATTTGCTTTAGTGTGTGGCATTTGCCAAAATGGTACTAAAGCTTCTACAGTTTTTTGATGATCTGATAAATCCATATTAGCTGCTATTTTTTTATCATTAGCTATTAAATCACTTCGATTACTAACTGCTTTTTTCATTTTTATTTGTAATTCTTTTATATCTACATCAGCACCTATAGCTTTCATTATCCATGCAAAAGGTCTAACTTCAGCAGGTACATCATCTACTCCTGGCATATCAGGGTAATATCTCCAATTACCCATACCAATAGCAACGTCTATAATTCCATGCATTGCTCTTTTAGCAAAATCACTTTCACCAATAATATGACCATACTCTTTCATAAACTCATCATATTCTTGGTTAACTAAATTGTTTTTAAATTGTGCAAAACTTTTAGGAGTATCAAGTGTATTAGCTGCTAAACTATTCCAATAACCAGGAGAAAAACTTTGATTAGCTCCTGTAATATCTATTCTATTTCCATCAGGTAATTGTAAAGCAAGATTGTATGCAGGTTTACCATTACCATCTAAATGACCTTTAGGTTCTATAATTAAACCTTTACCACCATTGTCAGCTATAATTTTTAATATATCAAAAGGATTATTTTCACCCCATTCTGCAGTTATATTTTTTTCATTATCTGCAACCATTTCATCATAAATGCTATACCATTTATTTTTTTCAAGTACTGCTGCAGCTCTTTCTTCTTTAGATGATGTTAAACCTGCCCATGAAGTTAATTTAGATTTTTTTTCAGCCATATAACCTTTATTAAATACTTCTTCCATTTCTTTATTTGTATTAAGATCGTAGTTTGCAAATATATAGGAATAAACTTCATTCATTAATTGATCTCCATTAATTCCTGGGTAATGTTTTTCAAACGCATCTTTAATAATTATATCATTGCTATGACCTGAATATTTTGTTGGATAATAATTTTCTTCTTTTAATCTAGTAAATGCATTAAACATTGCACCATTCCAATAATTTTCAAAATTAGGATCATTAATTTCTGTTCCTGCTGGAACCATTTGTGACCATTCATATGCAGCCATTTCCATTAATTGATATTTTAATGGGCCATTAGCTTTAAGCATATCACCTGCTTCATCAGGAAAAAATGTTGTAGTGTCATTAGTAACGTGTTCTGTCCAAGTATTTTTTTGATCTTGAAAAAATTTACCCATCCAAAAAGCATCAGAAATAATATTTTTATTTTCCATCCAATTAGTTAGTTTATTTTCTATAAACTCTAAATTTTCTGGTTTATTAAATTTTGATAAATCTTGATTAATTTGATCTACATTTTTAGGTTTCCAATTATTAGCTGCACTAGCTAAATATTCATCGTTTCTATCCCAATCATTATTAATAGCTTCTAATAATTTAGCATTTTTAGGTACATAACCTGGATATATGCTTTGCATAAATTCAGTTAATTTAATTTGATTTTTAAAATTATCTATATTTGCAGAAATAGTCATATCTCCTGAATTAGATTTATTTAAATAATTTGTAATTATATCTGGAAACAAACCATTTTGACGTAAAATATTTACAGCATTTGATAAATTTGGATTTGTAATATCTGCATCTGCAATATCATTTATTCCAAATCTTGCTAATAATGCTTTTGTATATAAAGCTTTATCTTTAGAAATTTTATCATTTGTTCCAATAAATTTATGAGCCTTACCAGTATCTATAGCTTTACTAACCCAAGATTGAACTTGCATATTAGTATTTGCAATATCAATTAATTTATCTCTGTCTGCAGGTTTTATGTTTGGAAAATTATTATCTACATAATTTTGAGCATTATCTATTCCAACAAAAGCTCCTATATGCATAGGTGAACCTATTTCATTAATTCCAGTTGGAATTTCATTATAAGAATTTTTAAGATCTAAAATTGTTGCTGCATGAAAAGCTTTGTATTTTGCTTTAATAGCTTCAATAATTTCTTTTCTACTATTATCATCTTTCATTAATCTATTAGTCATTTTGTAAACAGGATTGTCTTGAAATGACTCTTTAATAGTAATTGCATAAGGATCTTTAAGAGTAGAATATTCATACAACCAAGCTTTAGCTTGATCATCATCACCAATAGCTCTCATTATATGAAAACCTCTAGATATTAATAATGCTGCTACTTGTGTTTCTGCATTTTTATCGTGAGCTGCACCTGTAACTAATCCTTTATCATTTACCATTGTTACTAAATCATTATGAAGTTTTTCATTAATGTTCATCATTCCATTAATAGATTCTATATTAATTTTTTTAATTCCTTCATCACCTGGTAAATCTCCACCTATTTTAAAAGCATATTCAAGATCAGCATTTAAATTTTTCCATGTTATTTCTCTATTAGAAATTAATGCATTATCATCTTTTTTAATTTTATTGTTAGCTGCACTTAAAACACTATTAGTACTCCAACCATTTAGTTTGGCTTGTATTGCAATTTTATAAGCTGGTGGTGCTTTATCTATTAATTCATTTGAATAAGCATCAGTTGCTGCTTTCATTCCAGCAGGATCAAATCTAAATTCGTCTTGAAATTTTATATATTGATCTCTTGTTTTAATATCAAAATCGTTCATGTATTTAGCTTTAGCTGTTATATCATGTTCATTAGCTAATCTTTCTATAGTTGGACTAAATGCATCTACAGCTAAACTAAAATTACTTTTAGCTTTAACATATGGTACTTGAGTATCATTAGTTGCTATTTTAATTTTTTCTTTACCTGTATCTAATGCCATAAATATAAAACTCCAAAAAAAAATAATGTTAAAAAATTAAGCATCGTATTTATCCAACTTTGCTTTAGTTTCAACAGCTCCACTTGCAATTTGTAACCATCCTCCAAATTGTTCTTGTTTACGTTCTTCACTTCTTAAATTTTGAGCTAACGAATATTCATTAATTTGGTTTGAAACATTTAATCTAATTCTTGCTATATCTTTATCTGCTTTTAAATCTTGTTGATCTTGAACATTTAAAAATCCTCTACTGTCATCTGAATAACCTGC